TTTGCTGAGGATGAAGATATACAAAATAAAATAGATTTATATTTTGCTAAACTCCAGGAAATGCCGTGGTGGCTAGTTTCTTTGTGGATTGCAATTGTTTCAGCTATCTATGGTATAAAAGCAACTGATCTAATTAAGAAGAAATAATATGTCTAAATACGCACCAATTAGTTTTGCTAGTCAATACAGTAAAAAGAAACCTAAAGTAAAAACTAAGAAACCTAAAAAGAATTATGGCAAAAATAAAATTCGATATAAGTAAGCAGCCACACGAACGTATACCAAAAACAACTAGCATTGGTAGACGACCAAAAAAGTCTACTATGAATAAAAGTAAAAAGAGACAAACGGGAATGAAAAAATATAGAGGTCAGGGAAAGTAATGGATAGTTTATTTTATAAATTGCTTGGGATTATAGATAAAATTTTTAATAAAATAGAAAAGATATTATTACCCAAAGAGAAAAGAAAAAGACGAAACAGATGTAAAATATGTGGTTGCAAATGTCATTGTAAAGATGTGTTACACAATCATTTTTATGATGGGGATATTTGTACCTGCGATACTTGTAGGCACTAACATGAGAGATACTAAAGTTTTAGAGTCTTTTAAAAAAAAGACAGAAAAAAAAACTAATGAGATGAAACTATTTATAAATCTTAAAAAAGAAGTTAATGCTGGAGCTAATGGAACTCAGAAATATGTTATTAAAAAAGGTATAAATAAAGGTAAAGTTTTATGAGCAGAAAAACTAATACAGCTTTAATTGCATTACTAGGTACCATACTAATGGGTTTATCAACGTATGTTTTAATTACAATTGTAGAATTACAAATTCATGTTGGCATGCTTACTGAAGAAATTATGAGTATAGATAAACAGATCGGACGTATCTATAACCATATAGATCGAATGACATCTAACTAAATATATTTCCAATACTTGGTATTGTAAAAAGCTTCATTGTGTCCTGGAATAAATTTATTAGCTTTCTGTAAATTTTCTGTTGTAGTTAATATTTGTAAATTATTTGCTACATGTAAACCAGAAACAAATTTATGTTTTAAAGGAATTATATGGTCAACTGAATATTTTTTAAATCCATATTTTTTATTTAATTCATCTCTTTTTTTATAGATTGCCATTACTTCTTTACACTCCACACCTTTAGGAAATACCCGTAGTTTTTTTCTAGCTCTTTGTTTGGCGCTCTTTACTGAATAATAAGTTTTATTATTTTGATAATGATTTTTACCTCTTTGTATTTTTCTTTCTAATACATCAAACTTTTTATTTTTAATGTAATATTCTGTAGACATTCTATAACAAATTTCTTTTTTAAATTTTTTATATCTTGCACGACTACCTTTTAAAACTTTATCTCTATTGTTTCTTTTCCATTGTAATTTTTTTATACTTACACAACGATGACATTGGTTTTTTAATTTTTTAGTATCGTGTCTATAATCATACAAAAAAATAGATTTTCTTTTTTTACAATCTAAGCACACTTTAGTTTTTTGTAGTATTGGAAAATTAGGATTTATCTTAATATAATCTTTAAGTATCATGTTTTCCTTTTTTCAAAAATTCCTCAATCATTTGTTTATAAGGTAGTCTGTTTTGCCAGTCTGTTTCCATGGTATTCACATGCGCTATCTCAGCATTTATTTTTAAATCATTTATAAAATTACAATATATATCAAAGCAGCTGCCATCTTTACCATTATGACAAAAGTGTCTAATCACACGGGTAGGTTTAAACTTTGGACTAGCTATCCACCCACCCGTATTAGAATACAAACTTTTATTGCAGTAATGGCAATTGCCTACATACAATACTGGTTCTTTTTTTTTATTCACTAATGTTTTCTTGTTTTGGTTTTAATTCACCTGCAAAAATAACAGCATTATCTTGTTCTTGTTTGCTAATGAAAAAAGACTCCAAAGGTTTATTGAGTATCTTAGCAAAAGCAAATCCAACAATTAATGGTATTTTGTTTTTGTTTTCATTTAAAGACTCATACTTTTGTATTTGTTGATATGAATATCTTTGACCTAAATAATTACTAAGCTTATCTGCTAGTCTCATTTGTGTCATACCTTTTTCTAATCTAAACTTTTTTAGATTATATGCGGTCGCACCAATTAGTTTGGTACAAATCTCATTATCATAAGGTAAGTGTCTACATATTTTTTCTGCCATAAGTCTCCTTTAGTTAAGCAGTTTGTTAAATATACCATCAACTCTAGCATTGTTTCTAGTTTGTCTTTGGTAATACTTCCTAAATGTTTTTAAGTCTTCCCAACCATATCTATCTCTGAACTCTTTTTCAGATAAGACATTGCTATCGAAGACTAAACTAGAAGATAGTTTTCTAAATGGACTTAATCCACCTTGCCAGGCGATACCAATTGATGCTGCAAGTTTTTGCGTATGGTACTTAACTTGGCTTTTAGAAATATCGAATAATCTATCTTGAGATAAATTTAATAATTTTAAACTTTTAATAAGTGTATTGAGTTCTGGGGTAATATCTACTGTTCTATATCCTGCAATAGTCTTAACTGACCCTGGTTCAAATACATTATCATTGTCTAAAGTATTTTGTATGGTCCAGGTATTATTTTTAAAATTAGAATAACAAGCAGCAAGCAGCTCATTGGTTCTGGCTCCAGAGACTAAAGCTAAACAATATAAAGTTTTATATTTTAAATTAGTTTCTGATTGAATTAATAATTTAGCATCAGAGCTTGTTGTATAAAATTCATTTTTAATTATATTTTTTTTATTAGCAGGCACCTTGGTTCGGTACTCTAATATTTTAATACAATCTCCAATATCATAATCTAGGTCTCGTATATACTTTATAACCATTCTAAAGACCGCAATTACATCTTTGTAAGTTTTGGCTGACAATGGCTGCATAGTGGTCTGAGAAACCGCCATAGAGAGCTTTACAAGGTAGTTGTTTAAGAAATCTGAATACTTGTATGTATTTATAGGGATGTTTAAAATAAGGGGTTGTATGTGGCAGGAAACGATTTCTTGGTATCTTTGTCCTGTATGTTTCTTAATTATTCCATTGTTTACTTGATTATCTATATTTTGATTAAATAAATTAAAAGCTTGTGTAAAATCTATAGTGCTTGGCTTGGTTGTCCAGGCGATAGCCTGTTCTTTAGTATCAAATGACGCGAGGGTCTTTCGACCCTCATCGTATACTTTGTATTTGTTTCCGTTTTTTCTTATTGAATAGACCATGTATGTAAAATTAACATTGCTAATGTAACAATCATTACTTCAGCAGCTACAAAACCTAAGATGTAATAAATTATTTTTTTCATTACGATTTTTTTGCTTTGATTTTAGCTGCACGTTCTGAACCCATAACTAAACCACATTCACAATCGGTTAAGTTTATAGGCGCTCCATGATTACTTTGTTTAAGTGAAAAACCTGCAGGCTCACACATATACAAAGACTCAACATTTAAATCTTGATATTGAACAATCATGTAATCACCAACACTTGTACTTCTGTGTCCATAAGCTTTGCCTTTAATAATTTTTAAAGGTTTTAAGACTTCAACATTTTCTAACTTGTCTACGTTGTAGTCATACTCAACACCAATTGCATCTGGATTACTCCAACTGTCTTCGATGTTTTGTGTACCTTGCCAAACATTTTGCAATACATCTTTAGTTGTATATTTACCAACACCCATAAATACTTGGTCTGAAGTTGATAATTTATAATTAGCAATGTGTACTGGTTTATCTTCGAACGCAGCATGTATTACTTTTATATTTTTTATTTTTAAGTTTGCTGACATTTATACTCCTCTCGCTTTTTCATATTTAGACATTGGAAAAATTTTTTCATTCCAATCAGAAACTTTGATTGCATCAAATTTTTCAACTAAATTATTGTAACCGTATCTAACTCCTCTATGAGCAGCACATTCAATGTTACAGTAAATACCACCGTAAGTATTTTGGTCTTTATTAAAAGCAGTACCACAATACTCACAAGCATTAACATTTGGTTTTTGTTTGTGTATGTTCATTTTTTTTTGCTCCTTTATTAGTTGATTTGCTTGTACCATAGTTATTGACATTTAGTCAACAGGTATCTGTGATTGTTTTATCAACTAATGTTACAGATTATTTTGAAAAAAGTGTAAAGGACCCTTAGCAAGTAAAAGAAGTTTTACAAGTTGTGTGCTACTATTTAAGAAAACTTAGTATTCTAGTTGTTTTCTTTGGTCCTGCAGCTGGACTATATTAACTAACTTATCGTTAGCTTGTTTAGCAATGGCTAAAGCATTTACTGGATATTCACCCAGTTTATTTTTTTGCCTGCTTATCTTCGACAAAAGATTTTTTCTTTGTTTTTCCGTCTCCTGTATCTCTTTTGTCAGTTTTTGATACATTGTTTGCAACCTGCTTTACCTCCTTCACGGTAGATTTAATAAACCTCAAGTCTTTGGGGTCTACAATACAGTTAGCATTGTCTGGTGGATTTTTCATTAAAGCTAATGTTTCTACTGATTTGTCGGTTACTTCAAACGTAACACTACATTCGTATTCCCATTTCTTTACATATTTATTCACCATACTCTATTTCTAGTATGATTTTTAAGCATTGTATAGCTTTTTTAATATCCTGTGCGCCATTCTTATTTTTATGTCTAGACGCATATTTTACAACATTACCTTCTAGCCAAGTTAATTTATTTTTTACAATATATTCTGCAGGCTGAATGACAAAGCCTTGATAATGTGTTCCACCTTCTTGGGTTTCTAAACTTTTTAAAGGATGGTTATGCTTCTGGCTGTCGCTGGTATCTTGGTTATCCATTTTCTTTTCTCTAAATTTTCAATAACTTTGTGAACGTGTGATCTGGTTTTCATATTATGCGCCACCTTGATCTCATCATAAGACGGCGCATACCCGTGCTTTTCTATATACGATTTAATCCACTCATAAACTTTACGATGTACTGGAGTTAAACCGTATTTCATATTTAAATAAAGTCTTCCGCTGCAGCCGCTTGTTGTGGCTTAGGCGCAAAACCTGGTTTCTTTAAAGAGTCTGTTTCAGTTATTGTAATTTTAACTGAACCATCTTCTTGTTTGTAGGCTGATGCTTGACACCAAACGTCTTGACCATTTAATTTAATGGTAAAGTTCTTAGGAACCATATTGCCTTTTTTAGACATGTGGTTGACTAAGACTAAGTCTGGATGTTTGTCTTCAGTTTTCTTAGGATTTTTCATCATAGAAAACGAACAGACATAGCCTGGTTTTGGATTAAATGACATTATTTGTCCTCCATTTGTTGTTGTTTCACCTGGATTTTTTCTAGCAATTTATTTGCATAACCAGGATTTTCTTTTAACAATTGCTCAAGAAAGTTTGCATACTTTCCTAAGTTCTTGGTAAAACTTTCTTTGTCTTTAGACTTTAAAATTTTTTGTTCTACTTCTTCTGTTAAAGTTTTAACTTTTGGTTGTTCAGTTGTTTTTTGAACTGATTGTTTTTTAGGTTTGTTTCTTAAATCTAATTCTTCAAAAGATAATACATCTCCATGCAAGTGCAGCGCTTTTAAAATAGCTCTATCTACAGCTCTCTTTTCTGCAACTGCTACAAAGTATTCAAAACCATTAGTATCTGGATGCGCTTCACCAAGGCTAGAGTATTTTCTGTTATTAGAATTATCAATTGCAGTTGCTTTACAAATTGCAAATCTAAGTTTACCGTCTGCAGTTTTAATATCTACATCAACAGATATATCAAAGTATGCTGCCATGTGTTCTATATCTTTATGATACAAAGCAACTTTGCCATTATCTAAATCATAGCATTGTTTGTTATTGATTAAATTTTCTAAGTATTGTTTGGGAGTTATATTCATAATAAGTTACTGTGGGACATTGTTGAAAAGGAAAGATGCAATATCCCACAGATCAGAGCCAAAGTTAACTAACAGAGGGAGCAAAAAGATTATAGCAAATGAAAAAACTATAATCTTGCTGTTGGCTCTAATTTTGTTTTTACCAAAATTATATTTGTTTTTAAATAAATTTATTTGATAGATGTTAAAAGGTTTTCGTTCCATAATTGCTCTGCTACTGGTTTGTGTTCATCATCCCATTTAAAATTACTTAAATCTAAATTTACATCTTCTGTCCAATTGTGGGTCCCAGAGTGTCGCTCCGCCAGGCGCTCCCTTCTTAAACAGGTTTGTCTGATTTTAAGTGCTATTCTTTTTAAATTATCTTCTTGAAGTTGAGGACAATTTTCTTTGTTATAAATTTTATAGCTATCTTCATTGACCATTAATAAGTGTGGTTCAAGTTTAGTTGCAAAATAATAGAAGGCAGTTTGTAAAAAATAATCATCAAATGGGTTGGGTTTTACGATACTCATACTTGGGGTGCCGTCTGATTTATATTTACCAGTTCTTTTTCTCCATTTGGTTTTAATTTCAATAAACTTTGTATCATCACATAAATCTATTTGACCCGATACTGGAAGAACACAGCCAGTAAATTTATATTTAACTGGTTTCTCTGCTAATATGTTGCCTGACAATCCAATTTCTTCAATACCTTGTATAGTTTGTTTTAATACATCTAATAAATGTTCTTTGTTACTATTGTATTCATAGCCATCAAATTCATTTAATGGTTTGTAAGTATTATAAGCTTCAGTTGCTAATTTAAATATTTCTTCTTTGTTAACTGTCATCGAATTTAGTTTCCTCTGTTTTAAAGAATTGTTTTTTGTTTCTGTTATAAATTTTCTTTGCAAATATTTGTGCTACTGCTTGACCAATGTTTGCACCTGCAACCATTTTTGCATTAGGTTTAAAATCAGCTCTATCTTTGTCTGTTAAATAAAAATATTTAAAACAAAATAAATCATCATTTAAATTAATTTGTGAAGGTGAGTGATGGTTCCAATTGTAGAACTTAGACCATTCTGGCAGCTCTGTTTCAATGTTAGATTTTTTTAGAATATTTTTTAATTTTTTATCTAAATCCATTGAACGAACAACTAACTATTGTAGAACATCATGTAAACATTAATATTAAAAATTACTATTCTTAGGTGTATTTTTATTTATTTGCCAAACTGTCAAATATGACTATAAGCAATTTTAATGCAATTAGATAAATTTAGAAAAACAAAAAAACTAACTTATAAGCAATTGGCTGATTTGATTGGTTTAAAAAATAAAACTTCATCTTCAACCGTTCATCGTTGGTGTACTGGTTCGCGTATTCCAAGAAAATCAATGTTAGATAAAATAAAAACAGCTACTAAAAATAAGGTAACGATCAAAGATTTTTATGAATAAATTTAAACCTAAAAAATTTGTTCTAATAACCTGGGAAGATATTTGTGCATTTAATGATTGGAAAAATATTGATGCAGCTAAAAAAGATAATGTTGCTGTTTGCTATAGCACGGGGTTTATTATCGAAAAAAATAAAAAAAATACTGTGATTTGTTCTGATTGGTCCACAGATACAGAAGGGACTGAGGTAGGCAATCGAAATGTTATTCCTAATTCTGTAATCATAAAAGTGGAGGTATTATATGAGTACAAAAAATCATCTTAATAAAACTAAATCTGATGATTTAAAACAAGAAAACTTAATTAAGGATAAAGAGGTCAATGAATTAAAAAAGATCATAGATCATAAGGATAAAGCTATCGAGGAGCTAACTAACAAAATCAATTCACAATTAACAGATTTAAGAAAAAATGGACTTTAATGGCGCGCTACAATTATTTTAATATTGGCGATCATTTTAGCGAATTTCACAGAAGGTTCGATGGTCTGGCAGGATTAGACCTGGATTTTATCGAGATTTGTCAAAAATGCCAGGAACCGTTGGCTATGTTTGAAACCGCGGTTGATAAAGGACAAACCTATAAGACTACCACAGTTACCGAGAAAATTGCAATAGCTTGTAAAGTACCTGCATATCTTGTGTTTTACACTCCTGGTTCCAAACATGATGAAGTTACCCAATTTCGCATTAAGAAGCTCACACCTGCCGAAAGCGAGCTGAGGGTAATGAACCCTCCAGAATTTATAAAGATGCTAAAACTGATACAGGAGAGACACGTTAAAGGGTGTGTTTTAAAGGGGGTACCGTTTTGAGTTTCTTTGTAGCGGATGAGAGTATATTAAAAAGCTCTAAACTGACACCTTCTGATAAGTTGGTTTATTTTGGTTTGGTTAGTTTTTATAATCGTAAGACTAAGGTTTGTTATCCCCGAGTTCAGACGATAGCAGACAGGGTTGGACTTTCTAAACTCACCGTTTACCGTTCCATTGCCAGACTAAAAAAGCTTAATATTATCCAGACTAAAAGAAAACAATCTACGCTTGAATATAAGCTACCAATACAAGAGAAGTTATTAACAAATTCCAGAGTTATCAAATTTTATAACTCTGAGTTATCAAATATTATAAGTATTAATAAAACCAAAGTAATTAAACCATATAGCAATTATAAATATGGAAATAGCTATTCTTCGAATACACCCTTCTTGCCAAGCCAGAATAAGGATATTGAGTTTAAAGGTATTAAATTAAAATACCACGCATCCTGGGGGATGCTGGATGAGTTTCGAGGTTCTGACGGGAACGATTACACAAAAGATAAGGTAACTGGAGAGATTAAAAAAAAAACTAAAAAATTAGCCTAATGCTTGCTAAACTTAAAAAAAACTTATAAAAAATGATAAACTATATGTGGTATGCCTGGTCGTAACAAACTACTAAAGCAATGTGAGAGTTACACCAGGGGTTCTAAGTTTACGGTGCGCTGTCGGTGCAAGGGTAATTTGATGAAGACAGGTCATTATCGTTGCAAGTATCATGCGGGGATGTCTACGGGTCCAACTACACTTGAAGGACAGTTGAAATCTCTAAAAAACTTACCACAATATAAAAACAAAACAGATGAGTATATTTTAGATGCAATTAGAAAAAACAGAAAATATTATAGAGAAGCTTGAGAACGGTAAAACTTTAACTGAAATATGTAAGGATAAGAACTATCCATCATTATCAGTTGTTTATCGTAAAATGAGAGATGACGATAAATTTCATAAACAAATTATGAAAGCAAGAGAGGTAGGAACTTTCACTATCCTTGACCAAATCCATGAGATGTTAAGTAAACCTCAAGACCCAAAATACTTTCAACAGACTCGAGAACTAGCGCATCATGCACGTTGGTTAGCATCAAAGTTAGCTAGTGGAATATTTGGAGATAAAATTAAACAGGAAGTTAAATCTGATAATACTTTGACTATTAGTTGGGGAAAACCCCAGGAGCCAAAGGCTCCCGAGGTTATTGAGGGTTAATTTAAGTTATTTTTGATTAAACAAGTATTATAGGCTTGATTGCCTACAGCCGCTAAGTATTTATCAGCTTTTTCTTTGTTTTCTTTTAATTTTTGAGATTGTTCTGGTGTTGGGTTTGCAACAAATTCAACTTTTACACCTTTCCAAGCATGATTTTTAGCTTTAAGAAAACAAATCTTTTTTTGTGCTTCTTTTGGTAATTGTTGAACATCTACTGATCTAGTAAATTCAACTATTTCTTTATCACTTGCATAAATTGAAAGACCTGTCCAAGAAATAAAGTTTTTACCATCTTTTTCTTCTGAAGTTAAAACACCAACTTGAGAATATGTAGAAGCTTTTGGTTTACACCATTCACCGTTCTTTGGATTTTTAGTTGAAGAAACTAATCTAGTACCTTTTTTATTAGTTTCTAACCAAAATCTTTTACTAGTTTTTTTAAATCCCCAAGGGTAGTTATCAACTTCAACTGAATTATCAAAGCTGTCTTTGTTATAAATAAAAACCATTTGATTTTCTCCTTTGTTAGTTATAAAGTTCTTTTAATTGTTGTTTGACGATATGTCAATCAATGATTGATAAAGTAATATTACAAATTAATACAAGGAGAAACATTATGCCAATGGGTAAGGGGACGTACGGTTCAAAAAAAGGAAGACCAAGCAAGTCAAGTAAGTTAAAAGGTGGACAAAAGAAGTTACCATCTTTTTTAAAGAAAAAAATAATGAACAGCAAAAGAGGTAAATAATGGCTAAGGCACGTGGATTATATGCAAACATTCATGCTAAACGAAAGCGTATCGCTGCGGGTTCTGGTGAGAAAATGAGACGACCAGGACAAAAAGGAAGACCAACAGCAAAACAATTTGTTAGAGCAGCTAAAACTGCTAAGAAAAGAGCATAATGAGAAAAGAACATAAATCAGAAACAGGCGGATTGACTCAAAAAGGTCGAGACTACTTCAAGAAAAAAGAAGGAAGTAACTTAAAAGCTCCAGTCAAAGAAGGTAAGAACCCGAGACGGGTGAGCTTTGCAGCTAGGTTTGCTGGGATGGATGGACCAATGAAGAAACCAAATGGTGAGCCAACGCGTCTTGCTCTTGCTTTAAAAAAGTGGGGGTTTGGCAGTAAAGAAGCAGCAGCCAAGTTCGCACGAAATAATAAAAAGTCTTGATTGTTGGTTTTTTGGTTAGCGAGGACAGAGTTTCGCGCGTGTGTTATGGAGTACGAACAAAACAAGAACACACAAAAGAAACACAATCAACAAATATTAATAAGGAATAAGAACGGTTGGCGCGGGTATTGTATCTGAGACACAATCTATAGCATGTAAAAATGCAACAATGTGTTGCAAAAATGCCACTATACCCGCTAAACTGGTCGCAGGTCGCAATATATATATATTGGGACTTTGAGTTACAGACACACAGACAGACAACACTATGAAAAACAAGAAACCTAAAATAGATAAGAACTTAACAACACTTGCATTTGTAGACAAAGAAACTAATAGTCTTGTTATACATGTTCATGGTTTTGAAAACTCTGATATTGCGGAAGCATTTGCTAGTTATATGCTAACAAAGTCTGGCATGAATTATGAAACAAAAGATAACTTATTCGACACCATACCCACAATACACTAATGCACATAGAATTATATACACCTAGACCTCAACAACAAGAACTTCACGACTTGCTAGACCAACATAGATTTGCTGTTCTAAATTGTCACCGAAGATTTGGTAAGACCGTTTGTATTTTAAATCATTTAATAAAAGCAGCTCTCATGCACCCTTTGCAAAACCCAAGGTTTGCATACGTGGCTCCGACTTATAAGCAAGCTAAATCCATCGCATGGGACTATATTAAACAATTTACTGCTAAGATACCTGGCACAAAATACAATGAGACAGAATTAAGATGCGACCTACCTAATGGTTCCCGTATAACATTGTTATCAAGTGAAAACGCAGAAAGCATAAGAGGTATATTTTTAGACGGGGTGTGTATAGACGAAACCGCTCAAGTAGACCCTAAACTTTGGAATGAAATTTTAAGACCTGCATTATCAGATCGTAAGGGTTTCTGTTATTTCATAGGTACACCCGCTGGGATGCAAAACTTTTTTTACGAAATTTATCAGCATGCTATGAAAGATGAGAAGTGGCTAGCCTTTACAGCACCAGTATCTAAAACTAAAATTATTGACCAGGAAGAATTAGATGCAGCGCTAGCTCAAATGGGTGAAGCTAAATATAAACAAGAATTTGAATGTGATTGGATTGCCAACATAGAAGGTTCTGTATATGGCAATCTAGTCAAGCAAGCGGAAGATAAAGGTAGGATAAGTAGCATTGAGTATGACCCAAGTCTTTTAGTGAGTACAGTTTGGGACATCGGCGTAGGAGATTCCACGTCTATTATTTTTTTTCAACAACTAGGTAATACTGTTAGAATAATTGATTATTATGAAAACAATCGAGAAGGTTTACCTCACTATGTAAACATCATAAAACAAAAAGATTATCTTTACGAACATCATTATGCACCGCACGATATTGAAGTTACTGAATTTAGTTCTGGTAAAACAAGGCGCGAGGTAGCATACCAACTAGGTATTAATTTTAAAATTTTACCCAAATTACCGCTCGAAGACGGTATTCATGCTGCTAAAATGATATTTCCTAGAGTCTATATTGATCTTGGAAACTGCCGACCATTGATAGATGCGCTTAGACATTATCATAGAAAGTATAATGAGAAGATGAGAATGTTCTCAAATAAACCCATTCACGACTGGTCGAGCCATGCGAATGATGCTTTTAGATATATGGCAATTGCAATTGATGAGTTGCCAAATCAAGAAAATTTGAATAAAAGATTTCCTAATGCTATTACAGAATATAAAATTTTATAAGGATTAAAATATGGGATTTTTAAAACCAGATATACCTGCTGCACCACCACCTCCAGCGCCAGCTCCCGAGCCGCCAAGTTTTGAGGATGAGGAAAGAGAACAAGAAGCTAGAGAAAAAATGGAAAAAATTATGCGTGCTAGAAAAGGACGAAGATCAACTATTTTGACGGGTCCAGGAGGTCTAGCAGATGAAGATGAAAAAATTAAAAAGAAAACATTACTAGGAGAATAAAATGCCATACGGTTACGGAGCTTCAAAAAATTATGGTGGGTCTACAGCTAGAGAAAGAGGTGCTGCAAGAAATAGAACACAATCTACTTCTACTAAAAAATCTTCTCCCGTTAAAACTTCAACTAGACCTAATTCTCAAACAGATAGTGGAAGCTCAAAAACAAAATCCGTAACTGCTGGAACATTATCTGATCCAAGAGAGAAAAATGATACTGCTGCTAAAATGGATTTGTTTATAAATAATCCATATACAAAAAAACAAGGTGGACCATTAATGTTAAGACCATTTGAACCACTTTTTGATGCTGGTGCTAAAAAAACTAGAACATTTTTTACAGATAAAGTTTTAACTTCAAAAAGAGCAAAAAAAAATATTGGTTATAGTAAAGAAGAATTTTCTAAATTAAGCAGAAATAAACAAGAAAGTATTTATAAAGACTATCTTTCAAAAAGAAGTTCTAACACAACAGATGCTTATGGTAATCCAATTGCACAAAGACGAGATGACAGAAGGGTTATAACACAAGTTCAAAAAGCAGCGGTTGCGCAAGCACCAAATGGACCTACCACTTCAGAAGTTAGTCAATCTACTTCAGCTTATGGTGGAGAGTTAACAGATGAACAAAAAGCTTTAAGAGTAAAAAAAAGAGGTCGAAAAGAAACTATATTAACACAATCAACGGGATTAGGTGGTTCAGAACCATTAATCACAAAAAAAAAATTACTAGGGTAAATTAATTTGGAGGATAAATGCAGATAACACCAAAAGCTAAAATGATCTTAGAGAGATATGCTTCTCTTAGAACTGAAAGACAAAACTGGGAAAGTCATTGGCAGGATGTTGCTGATTATATGTTACCTAGAAAAGCAGATATTACTAAGAACAGAAGTAAAGGGGATAAGAGACACGAATTAATTTTTGATGGTACTGCAACACATTCTCTAGAATTATTAGCTGCATCTTTACATGGAATGTTAACGAATACAGTTTCACCATGGTTTTATTTAAAATATAAAAATGATGAGTTAAACCAAGAAGATGAAGCAATGGAATGGTTAGAAGATTGCACAAGAGTTCTTAACCAGGCTTTTAATAGAAGTAATTTCCAACAAGAAATTTTTGAATTATACCATGACCTTATTGCATTTGGTACAGCAGCTCTATTTATTGCAGATGATGATGAGAATGAATTAAGATTTAAAAATATTCATATCTCAGAAATTTATATAACTGAAAATGAAAAAGGTTTTGTTGATAGCTTAACTCGTAAATTTAAAATGCAAGCTAAAAACATTTACAACGCATTTCCAGGAGTAGACTTACCAGAAGAATTAGCTAAAAAATTTAATAAAGCACCGTATGATAATATTAGTATTATTCATAGTGTTTACCCTTCAACCGAATATACAAACAACAAATATGTATCTTGTTATGTTCACGAAGAATCTGGTTTTTTATTATCAGAAAAAAACTTCAAAGAGTTTCCGTATGCAGTTCCTAGATATTTAAAATCATCGAATGAAACATACGGTAGAAGTCCAGCAATGAACGCATTACCAGATGTGAAGATGTTAAATCTAATGTCTAAAACTTCTATCAAAGCTGCGCAAAAACAAATCGACCCACCACTAATGGTTCCAGATGACGGGTTTATGATGCCTATTAGAACAGTACCAGGAGGATTAAACTATTACAGAGCAGGAACCAGAGAAAGAATTGAACCATTAAATATTGGTGCAAACAATCCTGTGGGTATACAAATGGAAGAACAAAGACGGGATGCGATTAGACAAAACTTCTTTGTTGACCAACTAATCTCTGTTCAAGGACCGCAAATGACCGCGACTGAGGTTATCCAAAGAAACGAAGAAAAGATGAGAATACTTGGTCCCGTGCTTGGTAGACTACAATCAGAATTATTACAGCCATTAATTACAAGATGTTTTAATATTTTACTTAGAAATAAAAAATTTAAAGAAATCCCTGAATTTATTGGCGCTCAAAATATTGAGATTGAATATGTATCACCACTAGCAAAAGCTCAGAAAACTGGTGAACTTAATTCTTTAATGAGAGGTATTGAGATTATGGGTTCTTTACAAAATGTTGCACCTGTATTTGATTACTTAGATACTGATAATTTGGTTGGTCATATTAAAGATGTATTAGGTATTCCTGCTAAAGTTTTAAAATCAAAAGCTGAAGTAGAACAAATCAGAGCTGAACAACAAAATCAAATAGCACAACAACAACAGATGCAGCAAGATATGCAGCAAGCTGAAATTGCTAACAAAGCTGCACCGTTAGCTAAGGTACTAGGTGAATAAAAAAGATATAGCTGAATTAACAAAAACATATCAAAGAGTTTTTAAGTCAGAAGATGGTAAAACCGTTCTAAAAGACTTAGAAAAAAGATGTAACGTGCATCACACATCTTTTTCAACAGACCCGCACGAAACATCTTACAGAGAAGGACAAAGACAAGTTGTTCTTTTTATTAAATCAATCATAAACAAAAACCCTAAAGGAGAAAACCATGAGTAACGAAACACAGGTAGCGGAACCACAAGTTGCGTCTGACAATAATGTTACAGAGTTAAGTAATACACCACCAATAACAGAACAAATTTCTAATTGGAAAGATAGTTTACCAGATGATTTAAAAGCTGAAAAAGCTTTAGAGTCTATACAAGATATACCTGGATTAGCTAAATCTTATATCCATGCACAAAAATTAGTAGGAGCGGATAAAATTCCTGTTCCTAATAAATTTGCAACGGATGAAGATTGGCAAGCAGTTTATAGTAAATTAGGTAGACCCGAAAACCCAGATGCTTATGAATTTAATTTAAAAGAAAATTCTAACATTGATGAAAATGCTCTTAAAGGTTTTAAAGAGACTGCACATAAAAATGGTTTATTACCTAAACAAGCAGAAGCGATAATGAATTTTTATAACGATATGACGCAAAATTATATTGAAGATTTAAATTCAAAATCTGAACAAGGTAGAATTAATGCAGAACAAACTCTTAAAAAAGAATGGGGTGCTGCATTTGATAATAAAGTTCAACAAGCAAGTACCATTGCTAACAAATATATCAATGATGACTTTGCACATTTAACTTTATCAGATGGAACCAAAATTGGAGATCATCCAGACTTTATCAAAGCTTTTGCTAATATAGCTAATGATTTAGGTGAAGATAAATTAGTAGCAGCACAAGGACCACAATACATGACACCTGCTGAAATTGATAAACAGATCGCTAGTTTACAACAAGAAGGTTCAGCATACTGGAATAAAAATCATCCAGGTCATGCTTTGGCTGTTCAAGAGGTTCAAGATTTACTTGCTTTGAAACACAACTCAGTATAGTAAATTTGAATAACGGATAATCGAAAGACCCGTTTGGCATTTTGGAAAGACAAAAGACCGAGAGGTTAAAAATTTAGGACGACCCGCAAGGACAATCAACCGATTATTTTAACATTAACACAACACAAAAAAGGAGACATAAATTATGTCAACTCAAATAACTACAGCATTTGTAGAACAATATTCTTCAAATGTTACTATGCTTGCTCAACAAATGGGGAGTAAGTTAAGAGGTGCTGTTGATGTCGAAACGGTTAGAGGAAAAAATGCTTTCTTCGACCAAATCGGTGCTACAGCAGCTGTTGCTCGAACAACAAGACACGGCGCAACTCCTCAAGTAGATACACCCCACTCTAGAAGACGTGTATCTCTTGCAGATTACGAGTGGGCTGATCTTATTGACGATCTAGACAAAGTAAGAATGTTAATTGACCCAACTTCATCTTATGCAAAAGCTGCGGCTGCTGCTATGGGTAGAAGTATGGATGATGTTATCATTTCTGCTTTTGATGCAGATGCAGCTACAGGTGTTGCAGGTGGAACTACTACTTCTCTACCAGCAGCACAAAAAATTGGTGCAACTGTAAACCAAACTGATGGATTAACAGTAGCGAAACTTTTAGAAGCGAAATACATCTTAGATAATAATGATGTTGACCCTTCAATCAAAAAGTACATCGTTTGTGGTCCAAAACAAATCCAAGACTTGTTAAACACTACAGAAGTAAAAAGCTCTGACTTCAACACAGTTAAAGCTCTTGCTCAAGGTGATATTAACTCGTTTATGGGTTTCCAGTTCATCATGTCTACAAGACTATCTTTCGATGCAACTAATACAGACGATAGAAAAATCTTCGCGTTTACTGAAGATGCTGTAAAACTTGCAATCGGTTCTGACGTAAAAGCTAGAATTGATGAAAGAAATGATAAATCTTATGCTACACAAGTTTACTATTCTATGGCAATTGGTGCTACTAGAATGGAAGAAGACAAAGTAGTTGAGATTAGATGTAACGAATAATCATTAGCTTGGTGAGGGGAGCAATCCCCTCATCACATTATGAAGACAATAAAAGATTTAAAACCTGTATTACATTTTAAAAAAGAGAATTATGTGTATAGGTATGTTTTAGTAGATAGATTTAAAAATACTGCTAAAATACATCATGGTTTTGATGCAAAACTTGAGAAAACTGAAAAAGAGATTTTTGCATTAGAAAATGATAGAAAGATTAGAAGAAAATATATAATTAAGGAGAATAAAAAAGATGGCTAGTGTAATAGAAATTTGTAACTCAGCACTAAATCAATTAGGTGCATCAACTATTTTATCTCTAACAGAAAATTCTAAAAATGGCAGACTATGTAATGCGAGATATGAGACCGTTAAAGATAGTGTATTAAGAGCGCATCCTTGGAACTCAGCAATAAAAAGACAAACTTTAGCTGCAGATACAGTTAATCCAGATTGGGGTTTTACTAAACAATATACTTTACCTTCTGATTGTCTAAGAGTTTTAACAATACAAAATTATGACTCCAATTATAAAATTGAAGGACGTAAAATTTTAACTAACGATACAAGTGTAAAATTAGTTTACGTTGCAAGAATTACTGACCCTAATGAGATGGATGTTTTATTAAGAGAAAGTATTTCTGCAGCGCTTGCTTCTGATATTGCTTATGCGGTTACTGCTAATGCAACCTTACAACAAAGAATGGCAGAGAAATATCAATTAAAATTATCTGAAGCTAGACATGCGGATGCTGGTGAAGGTTACAATACCGATGCTACCCTAGGTCCAACAGATAATATTTCTTCAGAAGATTTTATAAATAGTAGGTTATAAAATGCCAAAGACACTTGTATCAGTACCAAGTTTTACTGCTGGACAATTATCACCTAGAATGGAAGGTCGTACAGACTTTCAAAAATATTTTTCATCTGGTAAAACAATAAACAATTTTGTAGTTCAACCTCATGGTCCAATTACTAGAAGACCTGGAACTCATTTTGTATCTGAAGTAAAAGATAGTTCTAAAGCTACCAGACTTATTCCATTTTCTTTTTCAACTACTCAAACTTATATTTTAGAATTTGGTAATCAGTATATTCGTTTTTATAAAGATGATGGTCAAATTTCTTCTGGTGGTTCACCTTATGAAATTAGTTCACCATACTTAGAAGCAGAATTGTTTGATATAAAATTTGCGCAATCTGCTGACGTAATGTACTTATGCCACCCAAATCATGCCGTTAGAAAATTATCTCGTACAGGTCATACGTCCTGGACACTAACTACAGTTGATTTTTTAAATGGTCCCTTTCAAGATCATAATACTACTTCTACAACTATGACAAGTTCTCATACTGCAGAAGGTGCTTCAACTGTATTAACTTTATCATCAACAACAGGTGTTAATTCTAACCAAGGTTTTTTATCTACTGATGTTGGAAGATTAGTTCACATTAAAGATGGTCATGTTAAAATTACAGGATATACGTCTTCAACCTCTGTATCGGGTACCGTACAATCGGTAATATCTTCTGGTTCTGCAACTGATGATTTTGCAATGGGTTCATTCTCTGATACCACAGGTCATCCAAGATGCGTAACCTTCTTTGAACAACGATTAGTATTTGCAGGAACTACAGATCAACCACAAACATTATTTTTTTCAGTATCTGGTGATTATGAAAATATGGATGATAATTACCATGGAGCTACTACAGATAGTTCTGCAATGATTTATACAATTGCATCTAACCAAGTAAACGCAATTCAATCTATTAAAGCTACAAGAACTTTAATTGTAATGACAACAGGTGGAGAATTTACTGTAACGTCTGGAGGAACTACGGCTCCTATAACCCCTACTAATCTAAATATTAGAAAACAATCTAACTATGGTTCTGCAGGAATAGATGGAATATCAATTGGTAACTCAACTTTGTTTGTTCAAAGAGCTAAAAGAAAAATTAGAGAATTAGCTTATAACTTTGATACAGACGGTTACATAGCACCAGACCTTACCATCCTTTCAGAAAACATAACTTTATCAGGCATTGTTCAAATGGATTATCAACAAGAACCTTTTAGTATTGTTTGGTGTGTAAGAGTAGATGGAAGTTTAGTAGGCATGACTTACAATAGATTACAAGATGTAGTAGCCTGGCATGAACATGACTTTGGTGGAACTGATGCTAAATGTAAATCAATTGCTGTTATTGATATTGATACTGATGAAGACCAAGTATGGGTTATAGTTGAAAGAACAATTAATGGTGCTACTAAAAAATATGTTGAATATTTAACACCATATAATTTTAGTTCAGACTTAGAAGAAATACATTTTGTAGATAGTGGATTAACTTATTCTGGTTCTTCAACGAGTACATTAAGTGGATTAGATCACTTAGAAGGTGAAACAGTAAAAATTATCATTAATGGTGCAACACACCCAGATAAGGTAGTCAGTTCTGGTTCTATATCACTAGATATAGCAACTACCGATGCAGTTGTTGGTCTAGGTTATGACTCATTATTAAAAACTATGAGAATAGATGAGGGTGGAGGAATTACTGACCAAACTAAAACAAAAAGAATTTATGATGTAACAGTAAGATTTTTTGAAACAGTAGGTGCTAAGGTAGGACCCAATGAAAATACTTTGGATATTATTCCATTTAGAGATAGTTCAGCTGCCATGACCGCACCTGTTCCTTTGTTTACAGGAGATAAGTCTACCGAGTTTCCGAGCGATTATGGTACAGATGGTTTTGTAGTAGTAAAACAAGATCAACCTTTACCTATGACTGTCTTAGCAATTTACGCAAGATTGGAGCTATACGATACTTAATGGATATAATTCCTTTTAAGTCAGAACACGCAAAATTTATATTAAGCCAACAGCTTAATGCACAAGAACTTTATTTAAAACCAGAGCATAGAAAATATGCTCAGTATTTAGAAAGAGTTGGGATGTCGTTTACAGCGCTTGCAAATCACAAGCCAATAGCGGCAGGCGGCATTTACTTGCTGTGGGATGGTGTAGCCGAAGGGTGGGTTATGGCTACTAAAGATGTTTGGAAATATAGAGTATCTATGGCTAGAAATTTTAAAGAAAAATTTGATATACTTGTTAAAACTTCTAAAGTAAAAAGAATACAAACTAACGTAAAAGCAGATTTTAAACTAGGTCATAAATTTGCTGAATGGTTAGGATTTGAAAAAGAAGGATTAATGAAGTATTACGGTCCAGATGGTTCAAATTATATAAGATATGCGAGGATAATAGTATGAGTTTTTTTGGTGATTTAATTGCAGGTGATGCAGCAGCAAAAGCTTCTAATTACAATGCAGCTTTACTTGATCGAGATGCAAAATTAAAAGAACAACAAGCCGAACAAGGTTATAAAGTATTTGAACAATACGATTTACCACGTTTTGATTATTTTGCTGAAAAACAAAGAGGTGCATTAGAAACTTCTTTTGCAGGAGCAGGAGTAGAATTTTCTGGTTCAGCATATTCTTTAGCATTAGAAAATCAAATTATGGTTGATACTGATAGAGACATGATGCAATACAATGCTGAGATTGCTAGAGACCAAGGAATAAATGATGCAATTATGCAAAGAGCAGAAGCAAATGTTGAACGATATAGAGGTAGAGTTGCTAAAACCGCAAGTTACTTTAGAGCGGCATCTAGTCTTTTAACGGACGCATCAACAGTAGGAGTAATCTAATATGGCAATTAAGATTTATGAAACACAAGTTAAACCTACTTCTGAAATAGCTGCTAGACCTACAACGTCTGGAATGAGAGTTAGCCAGGCGACAGCTGCACAAATAGGAACTGCATTTAAAGGAGCTGCACAAACTGCTACAAAACTTTATGCAGAAATAGAAACTAGAAAATCAGAAAATGAAGTATTAGAAAAATCAAGACAAATATTAGAAGGTAATGAAAATTTTGAAGGTTTATCTATGGCAGTTGAAAAAGCTGGCATGATAGATGACCCAGATGAAGCAGTTAAATATTATAATAATGCTTTAACAAAAGCTAAAATTAATGTTGGTGGTAATTTTAAACATAGATTTTCTAAAAAATTATTTGACTCATATTTAAAAAAACAAGAAATTAAAGATGGTATAGTTGTTAGAAAAAACTCTAACAAAGCTTTTATTATAAAATCCCAAACACTAGAATTAGAAAATATTGAAAAGTTAAAAAAGGATGTTGTCTATGGTGAGACCCAAGAGCTAAAAGATTTAGCATTAAATGATTTAAATAATATTTTAAATTCATCTAAATTTCAAAATCTATTTGGTCCAGACTCAGAAAAAGTAAAAAAGGGTTCTTATGATGATATAGATTTTTATAAAGCAAAAAGAGAAATAGATGTAAACCCAGAAGAAGGTTTAGCTAATGCAATTAAAAATATAAATAATTTAGATACAATAGAAAAACTAAAAGCTTATGCAGGAAAAAATAGACAAACTATAAATGAAACTGCTAAAGAAACTTTAAAGGTTATGGAAGATCAATTGAAAGATTACAGTCTTCCAGATGTAAGTGTTTTAGAAAACATAATTGATGAAGCTGCTTCAACACAAGATAATTCTATTTTAGATAGAGCAAACAAAATTTTATTAAAAGGACAAGTTTTATCTGAATTAAAAACAATGAATTATCAAGAATTATCTAAAGCAAACTCTGCAGCACTTACTGTTAAAGAAGGTGCAGACCCAGATATAGTATTAAAATCTGAAGTTATTAGAGATTTTTATAATGAAATATCAAGCAGTTTAATTAAAGACCCAATCACTACTGCAAAAAATATTGGTGTATTTAACAATGTTAGCGCTTTACCTATTACTGATTTATTAAATAATCCTGCGCAATCAGATACAGTTGCTAATGCAATGAGTGAAAGAATTATCCAGGCTAAATCTATTTCAGCATTTTATGGAGTTGAAACTAAATATTTTAGTGAAGATGAAAAATCACAATTGACTGATTTTTTTGAAAACAATAGAAATAAAGATCAGTTAGTTAGAGTGTTATCAACAATTAATAAAACATTTGGTCAAGATGCTGGACGTGTCTTTTCAGAAATTGCACCTAAAAATAAATTCTTTGCTTATATAGGTGGTTTATTTAATCAAACTGGTCAGTATGGAGAAGGATTTAAAAAAGCTATTAGTGGTTACGATATTGTTAAAAACAAAAACATTTCACCAGGTATTAAAAAATCTGAAAGCACTTATAAATCTACTGTTGCAAAATATAGAGAAGCTTATCCAAATAATCCAGAAACTTATAATGCCATTATTGAAGCTGCTGAATATATTTATGCTTATGAAATGTATATTAAAGGAGAGACAGATGTAACTTTCAAAAAAAATATTTTTGAAAATGCAATTAATTTAGCTGCTGGTAAAATTGATAATTATGGTGGATTAGATAAATATAATGGTACATTTATTTCTATACCTTCATTTGTAAAACAAGGACAATTTTCAAACATTGTAGAAAGATTAAGACAAGACCCAGAGTTATTTAAACAGGCTATTGGTAATCAAGAAGGTGTTGGAGCATCTATAAGAGATGGTTCTATCAGATCAATTGATATATTTAAAAATAATGAAAACCCAGAATTTGTTGCAGTAGGTAATGGTCGGTATATGATTTCATTAACTAACCATCCGTTCAAAGGTCAACCAAGATATGTAATGACTAAAAATTTTGATTTATTTAAAGGAACTCAACAACCGCTAATCCTAGATTTAAATTTAATAAAATCTAAAATACAGGAGTAATCTATGTCTTTTTTTATAGATGAAGACAAAGCAACTAGAGTTAGTCCAGATGAATATGCAACTGGTAACAAAACTAACTACAATGAAAACCTTGCTGCTGCCTGGAACTATGTAAAGAAAACACAGCTATCTACTTCTGAACAATGGAACCTTATGAATAAATATGGTGAAGTTGTAGATATGGAAGCATATGCTCTTGCTAAAGTATGTCATTATTATAATGTACCTTTCATATCATTCAAATATATTAC